TGATAGAGGTATCGATAGATATGGTTCGTGGTTAAACACTATGAAAACATATAAGTTGGTAACGCAAGGTGGTGCGTGGTACACTTGGGTGGATGAATCAACTGGTGAGGAAATTAAATTCCAAGCAAAGGACTTCCAAAACTTATTGGAAGAACGACCTGAAGTGAAGGAAGAAATGTACAAACAAATTTGTGATGCATATATCTTAGGATACAAAGAAGCATCAGAAAATACGAACACAGACACAGCAGAATTTGATGATACAATCGACTAATTACAAAGAAATGTTAAGTAACCTAAGTGAAACATCCGTTGGTGATGTTAACGATAAAGTTATGATTGTAGATGGGTTGAATATGTTCATCAGAGTGTTTGGTGCAGTTCCTACACTAAATGATGATGGAGAGCACGTCGGAGGGGTAACAGGGTTTCTGTTATCCCTCGGCGCTCTTATCCGAAAGAACAAACCAACAAGAGTTTTGGTTGTATTTGATGGTAAGGGTGGCTCACATCGTAGAAAAAAGATGTACAAAGGTTACAAAGAGGGTAGAACGGGTCTTACAAAGGTTAACCGATTGGTTGGTTACGAAGATTTGGAGGACCAGAGAGAATCTATGAAAAATCAATTTAACCTACTGATTAAATACTTAGATTTACTACCAGTTGACTTATGTTACATCGACCACATTGAGGCAGATGATGTAATGGCATACGCTGCCCGACATATATTTGAAAAAGAAGTTATGATTATCTCTTCTGATAAGGATTTCTTACAATTGGTGGATGATAGAATTTCAGTATATCTACCAACTAAAAAGAAACTGATGCAGAAAGAAGATGTAAAGGAGTTGTATGGAGTACCATCCCACAACTTAGTTTACTATAGAATCTTTGATGGTGATAAATCCGATAATATTCCTGGTGTAAGAGGAATTGGACCAAAAACGCTAATCAACAAATTGGAATTTCTTCAATCGGAAGAACTAACATTAGATACACTATTTGAAAGGGTATCTGAGCTGGAAGATGATAAACTGAAGAATAAAATCTTAGAGAGTAAGGATACACTTACATTGAACTATGATTTGATGCAGTTATCAGAACCTGATATGAGTTCTTCGATTACTTCAAATATACGAAACATCATTGATTCACCAATCAATGGTCTTAACTCGTTCACATTCAAAAAAGAGTTTATGATTGATAAATTGTACACTGCTTTTAAGAACGTTGATACGTGGTTAGTGAATACTTGGCAGGATTTGGATAAGTATTCGAAACAAACCAAAAAATAATTTGGTAATTAGGTAATAAATTCGTATATTTACTCTATGGATAAATTTGGAAATAAGTTTGGAACGAGCTTCCAGATAAAGATAATATCAGCGCTGTTATCTGATAGGATATTCCTTCAGACGGTATATGATATTCTCAAACCTGAGATGTTCGATTCTGAAGCAAATGAATGGTTGGTAACTAAGACCTTATCACATTTTGATAACTATTCTAAGTTACCTACCCTTGATGTGTTTAAGAATGAGGTAGATAAGGTTGAGAGAGATGTTCTGAAGCAATCCATTATCGATAACCTAAAGCAAGTTTGGCATCAATTAGAATCTGAGGATTTAGATTACGTTAAAGAACAAACATTAGAGTTCTGTAAGAACCAAACGTTCAAAAGCGCTATCTTAGAATCAGTTGGGTTATTAGAAGAGGGTAAATTTGATGTAATCAAATCTAAGATTGATTCCGCTATGAAAGCGGGACAGGATACTGATATCGGACATGAATATAAAGAAAATATCACCGAACGATACGAATCTACCGTTAGAAATGTAATTCCATCTGGTTGGGATGTGATTGATGAATTAGTTGATGGTGGATTTGGTAAGGGGGAGTTGATTATGTTTGCCGCTCCTCCGGGTATTGGTAAATCTTGGGCATTGGTGAATGTAGGTATGGCTGCAGCGAAGGCAGGTAAGACCGTTGTTCACTATACGTTAGAGTTGAATGAGGGGTATGTGGGGCAGAGATATGATGCGGTGTTGACTGGGATTGCTGTACCTAACCTAAAATACAACATCGAAGATGTAACTACTCAGGTTGGTAATTTGGGTGGTGAATTGATTATTAAGTATTGGCCTACTAAATCGGCGGGGTTAAATACACTTAGAGCATCTTTGGATAAACTGAAATTGCAGGGAAAGAATCCAGATGTTATCATTGTGGATTACGCTGATTTGTTGAAGGGTAATAGTAGAAAAGAAAGACACGAAGAATTGGAAGAGATTGTGGAGGGTTTAAGAGGTATTGCCGGTGAGTATGAATGCCCACTATATACAGCATCTCAAATCAATCGTAGTGGGGCTGAAGATGATATTATTACGGGTACAAAAATTGCAGGTTCGTTCTCTAAATTGATGACTGCAGATTTTATGGTTTCGTTGAGTAGAAAGATTGAGGATAAGTTGGCGGGAACTGGAAGATGGCACGTTATCAAAAATAGATTCGGACCAGATGGGATGACTCTACCATCTAAAGCGAATATGAGTAATGGTAGAATTAACATATATTCCGATGATTCCATTGATGGTAAAAAAACCCAAAGTGATATGTCAAAGGGGGAGAGTTTAGTAAGAAAGAATTTGTTACAAAAATACAACGATATGAAGGGAGATATTGACTTCTAACCACTATATATTATCACCCAAACAGAATTTCGAACACAAAAAAAGAGAGAACAATACTATGGCACAATTGTTTACAGAAAGAATACCATTTAAACCATTTGAATATCCAGAATACTACACCGAAGGTTGGTTGAAACAAGCACAAGCATTTTGGTTACATACTGAAATCCCAATGCAAGGTGATTTGAAGGATTGGAACGAAAATCTTAATGAATCTGAAAAGAACTTAGTTGGTAATATCCTATTAGGATTCGCACAAACAGAATGTGCTGTATCCGACTATTGGACTACTATGGTAACTAAGTGGTTTCCGAAGCATGAGATTAAACAAATGGCAATGATGTTTGGTTCTCAAGAAACAATTCATGCCACCGCATATTCATATCTCAATGAATCATTGGGATTAGAAGATTTTGAGGCATTCCTACACGAACCTGCAATTGCAGAAAAGTTTGAATATCTAACATCCACTTCAGCAGATTGGACATATGAGGATTTGGCAACGAATCCAAAGGCAAGGGAAGAAGTGGCACGTTCGTTAGCAATATTCTCAGCGTTTGCAGAAGGTGTATCACTATATAGCTCGTTTGCTGTGCTGTATTCCTTTCAGATGAGAAATCTTCTAAAAGGAATCGGCCAGCAGATGAAGTGGTCTGTTAGAGATGAATCACTACACTCAAAGATGGGATGTCAGTTGTTCCGCCATATGTGTGATGAATATCCTGAATTGATTGATTCAGTTAAAAGTGATGTGGAACAAGCGGCTAAATTTATGGTTGAGATGGAACATAAGTTTATTGATAAGATGTTTGAAATGGGGGATTTGGAAAACCTCAAATCAAAGGACTTGAAGAATTTCATCTCAAAAAGAGGAAACGAAAAGTTAAAAGAGTTGGGATATGAACCTATTTTTGAATTCAATTCAAAATCAGCAGAAGAGTTGGATTGGTTCTATCATTTAACAGGTGGAACTACACATACTGATTTCTTCGCAGTAAGACCTACTGATTATTCGAAGGCAAACGAAGGTGAAGATTTTAACGATATTTGGTAAAAAGTTATGAAGAATTTTGGAGAAGAATTAGGTTGGGAAATCGGAGTTGATTTTCCTGACTGGGGAAATACAGAGATTTATGTTAAAACAATTTCAAAAGGATATCTTTTGGCGGGTGAAACCCCTAAAGATGCTTATTGGAGAGTTTCAACGGCAGTCGCTAGGAGATTGGGTAAACCGCATCTCGCTAGTAAGTTTTTTGATTATATTTGGAGGGGTTGGCTTAATTTGGCTACTCCTGTACTATCCAATACTGGGACTGATAGAGGGCTTCCGATATCTTGTTTCGGAATCGATGTTGGTGATTCAATCCAAGAAATCGGACAGAAAAACTTAGAGATGATGTTACTCGCTAAGCATGGGGGTGGGGTTGGTATTGGTATCAATCAAATCAGACCCGCTGGGAGTAGAATTACTCAAAATGGTACATCTGATGGAGTAGTACCATTCACAAAAATTTATGATTCAACCATCCTTGCCACAAATCAGGGTAGTGTACGAAGAGGTGCCGCATCGGTTAACCTAAATATAGAACATGGTGATTTCGATGAGTGGATTGAGATTAGAGAACCTAAAGGTGATGTAAACCGACAGTGTTTGAATTTACACCAATGTGTTATTGTTGGTGATAAGTTTATGAGAAAATTAGAAGATGGTGATGATGAAGCTCGTAGACGATGGGGTAAGGTACTTCAGAAGAGAAAAGCAACTGGTGAACCTTATATTATGTATAAGGGGAATGTTAATAAAGCAAATCCCGAAGCATACAAGCAGAACGGATTAAAAGTGTTTATGACGAACATTTGTTCTGAGATTGCACTCCACACCGATGAATCTCACTCATTTGTTTGTTGTTTATCATCTCTGAACTTATCTAAATATGATGAGTGGAAACATACTGATTTGATTTATACAGCAACTTGGTTTTTGGATGGTGTACTCGAAGAGTTCATTCAGAGAGCAAAGAATATGAGAGGATTTGAAAATTCTGTACGTTCAGCTGAAAAAGGTAGAGCATTAGGATTGGGTGTGTTGGGGTGGCATACATACCTACAACAAAATGGAATACCATTTGATTCACTTACTGCTCAGTTTGAAACTCGTAGAATCTTTTCTCAAATGAAAATTGAATCTGAGAGAGCAAGTAGAGATTTGGCTGAGGAATATGGTGAACCATTATGGTGTATTGGTACGGGTATGAGAAATACTCACCTTAGAGCAGTAGCACCAACAGTATCTAATTCGAAGTTGGCGGGCAATGTATCACCAGGCATTGAACCTTGGGCAGCCAATGTGTTCACAGAACAAACTGCTAAAGGTACATTCATCCGTAAGAACAGAGAGTTAGAAAAAGTACTTAGAAAAGTAGGTATCAATAATAAAGATACGTGGGATAAGATTTTATCTGATGGTGGTTCGATTCAAGGTATTGATGAATTAGATAATTGGGTATATTGTGATGGTAGAGTTGTAAATGTATCTGATTGTGAAGAGGACAAAGTAGTGGATACAGTTAAAGATGTATTCAAAACTTTCAAAGAAATCAATCAATTGGAATTGGTGAGACAGGCGGGTGTACGGCAACAATACATCGACCAATCAGTATCACTTAATCTTGCGTTTCCATCGCAAGCAACACCAAAGTGGTTGAATCAAGTTCATATGGAGGCTTGGAAGCAAGGAGTTAAAACGTTATACTATACACGAACAGAATCAGTTCTAAGAGGTGATATCGCCGCACAAGCGATGGACCCTGATTGTTTGTCGTGTGATGGTTAAATCAATAAAGGAGTAATAAAATGAAGTATTTGTATTTTTCAGCACAATGGTGTGGTCCGTGTAGAATGTTAGGGCCGGTAATGAATGAGGTATCGGCTGAGGTTCCTGTTCAAAAAGTAGATGTAGATAAAGAATTTGAGTTGGCACAAAAGTTCAATGTAAGAAACATACCAACCGTTGTATTGGTAAATGGTGATTCTGAAGTTAAACGCTTTATTGGAGTAAACCCAAAACAGGCATATTTAGATGCCGCAAAATAATTTGGAATTTTCAAAATAATTTCGTATATTAGTAGTTATGGAAGAAGTATTAAATAAGCTAAAAGAATTTCATTTGGTATATGGACACCCAATCGAGTCCGAACCCACAACTCAAACTGATGAGTTGGCCGAACTGAGATATAGATTAGGTAAAGAAGAGTTGGATGAATACTTAGAGGCAAATCGTAATGATGACCCAGTAGAAGTAGCAGATGCATTGGCAGACCAACTCTATATCCTATTGGGAACGATGTTAGCACATGGAATGCAAAATGTAATCGCAGAAGTGTTTGATGAGGTACATCGTTCTAATATGTCAAAGTTGGGTGAAGATGGTAAACCAATCAAAAGAGAAGATGGTAAGATTCTAAAAGGACCGAACTACTTCAAACCTGATTTGGGTAAAATCATCAATAAAGAGTGGGAGAGAAAACGACTCCAACCACAAATACCATTTGATGAAAAAGTTTAGGATGGCTCTAAGAGGAGAATCACATCCAGCACATAAACTTACTGAAGAGCAGGTGACCACTATCAGAAAACTATGGAAGATTGGGCATAGGAATGTTAGGGTTTTAGCCAGAAATCACGGAGTATCACCTGCGAATATTCGTAGAATTGTTAGGAATGAAACTTGGACACATTTGTTAGTGGGTGAGTTTGATAAATACCAATAATGAAAGAAGAAGGAAAGAACTATTGTGATACATCTAAACTAACAATCCGACCGATTTCCAAATCGGTAGCAAAGGATATCATAATCAACAACCATTATAGTGGATTGTGGACAAAGGTATCATACGCATTGGGTTTGTACGTTGAAGATGAATCACATCAATTCTTTGGTTCAACAGATAAGTTGATTGGAGTTGCATGTTATGGTGACCCAATTGGTAGATTAACAGGACAATCCATATCAGAAACGTTAGATAGAACCGAAGTATTAGAATTGGTTCGGTTGTTTGTTTTTGATGGGTATGGTTCAAATATTGAGAGTTGGTTCTTATCCCAAACATTTGATTGGTTGAGAACAAACGCTCCAAAAGTAAAAGCACTCATATCCTACTCAGACCCAAAAGAAGGGCATGCTGGGACAATCTACCAAGCAACTAATTGGATTTATCAGGGTAACAAACTCAGATTCAACGATAGTTGGAGTTTTAAGTTTGAAGAAGATGGGAGGTGGATACATGGTAAAACCATATTCCCACAATACAAAACAAACGACCCTAAGAAAATACAAGAGCAGGTAAACAAACCCTTTTGGATTCGTAAAGAACCAAGAAAACACAGATACGTTTACATATTGGCTAAAGGTGGTGAACGTAGAAAACTATTGAAGAATTTAAAGCACCCATCGTTCCCATATCCAAAGGGAAGTGAGGATGTTGAGATGGAAGTACATAAATTAGAACCAATTGAAAGAGGACGGTAAAATATATTGTGATGTATCTAAAGTGCATGTAGCACCAATAGCAAAATCAATTGCTAAGGATATCATCGTTAAGAAGCACTACACTCACGCTTGGACTGCGTGTAGGTACGCATTGGGAATCTACTACAAAACTGATGGTGATTCATTTCAGTTTGGAGAAGATAAACTCATTGGATGTGCAATATATGGATTCCCCGTTGGAGCAAGAGCAGCAACCTCTGTTTGTGAAGGATTAACCAAAGATAATGCATTAGAGTTGACCAGATTGTACATCGATGATGGGTATGGTTCGAATATCGAATCATATGCGATGGGACAAACATTCAAATGGCTAAAGGATAATGATAAGAACATTAAGTTGTTAATATCATACGCCGATGCGGGACAAGAACACTTAGGTAAGATTTATCAGGCAACTAATTGGATTTATCAAGGATTATCAACCGATATCGCACTCATGCCAAACTATGGTATCTCACTCACGAAAGACCCTTACAATTGGATTCATAGTAGAACGGTATATTCACTTTGGGGTAGTTCAAACTTAGACCATCTTAAAAATGAAATCGGCAAAGAGGGATATAGTGAATTTTGGAGAAGAATGGAGCCGCCAAAGCACAGATATATTCAACTATTACCACAAAACAAAAAAGAGAAGAAAGATTTGATAAAGCGATTGAAGCATGAAATCAAACCATATCCAAAGAATACGGATGATTTCAATACAGAGGTTGTGAATCATAAAACTACTTATGTGGCTGAGAATACTGAAAGTTTTTGGT